GTTTATATTATAAACAATATTAATTATCTTGGTGTAGAATTTGTTGTAGAGGTAATAGCATAATGTATGAAATTAAAGTAAATATAAATATTGAAGGTAAAGTCTATGAGGCAGGAGATATTATAGACACAAAAGTTATTCCTTCTAAAAGTATTAAATGGCTTACAGATCAAAATATAATTGTTAAAGTAGATAAGAAATATAAAGAAAAGAAACTACACGAAATTGCTATGGATATGGCTATGGCTGAAGAGGAATAATGGCTAAATATAGTGCAGGAAAAAGAACAAGAAGTAATAATAGAGGTAGAGGTAAAAGATAATGGCTTTTAAACATGGTAAAGACACAAAGGTTTATGTAAATAATAGTGATTTTTCTACTTATTTTAATAGTGTAGATACAACTAGAACTGCAGATGTTGCTGAAAGCACAACCTTTGGTAAAGCAAGTAAAACATATATAGTTGGAAATAAAGACGGAACAATAACTATTGGTGGATTTTTTGACGCAACTGCAGACGCAACTTTACAACCTTTGCTTGGTGGCTCTGATATGATCCTTACAGTTGGTATTGACGGATTAGACGCAACAGATAGTTGTATATTTGGTAAAGGAAATATTACCAACTATGGTGTATCAAGTCCTGTTGGAGATATAGTTGCTACAAGCATTGATATTCAAGCTGATAGTGGCTTATTTAACGGAACAGTATTAGAGAATAATACTTATACTGCAACTGCTAGTGGAACTGCTAGGGACAATACCTTATCAACTACTAATGGTGGTGCAGGATTTTTAATTGTTTCAAGTGCAAGTGGAACTACACCTACACTTGACGCAAAAATAACACACTCTGCTGATGACGCAACTTATGTGGATCTAGTAACTTTTACACAAGCAACTACAACCACTTCAGAAGTTAAAACTGTTGCAGAGGGTACTATAGTAAATAGATATCTAAAAGCTGAATTTACAGTTGGGGGAACAAGTCCTTCTTTTACTGCTATAATCGGTTTTGGAAGAAATAATTAAAAAGGAGAAATAGACATGGCTTTTGTGCATGGTAAAGACAGTGTTTTTAAAATTGATAATTCAGGTGGAACATTAACTGATATATCAAGTTATGTAAATTCTGTGGACTTCCCTGAAACTGCAGATGTGGCTGAAACAACTACACTCGGAGACGGAAGTAAAACTTATATTGTTGGCCTAAAAGATAGCACTTTAAGTGTTGCAGGTCTTTGGGATAGCACTTTAGACGGAATTTTAGGTGCAGTAATTGGTCAGTCAGCAACTCTATCTTTTGAATATTCGCCTGAAGGTACAGGATCAGGAGCAATTAAATACACAGGCGAGTGTATTTTAACAAGTTATGCTCAAAACTCTCCTGTAGGAGATGTTGTATCTTATTCAGCTGATTTTCAAGTAAGTGGAGATGTGACTAGAGCAACTCACTAATTTTAAAATAAAATAGTAAAGGAACACAAATGGATTATTTAGATCTAAGTAAAATTAAAGATATTCCTGATGTGCCTGTAAAAGAAATTGAAATTCCCGAGTGGAAGGCAAAAATACAGGTAAAGGGTTTAACTAAAAAAATGCAAGTTGAACTTGCAAGAATATCAACTGATGTTGGAAAAGACGCTTTTGACTATCAAAAGGCTTTACTAAAAGCAAGTGTTATCAATCCTGTTCTTGATGATGACGCTATAGATAAACTCTATGATAAAGACGCAACTATAATTGATCGCATATTTGTTGAAATAGCAGATATTAATGGAATTGGGGGAGAAGTTCAGGCAGAAATGTCTGACGAATTTCAAGAACAATCCTGATACTTTTTTTCAATTTAGACTTGCTCGTGATCTTGGGCTGACAGTTGGGGAACTTCGTAGTAAAATGTCCTCATACGAGTATAACCAATGGGTTGCGTTTTATGTTTATGAACAAGATGAACAGAATAAAGCAATAGCATTGGCACAAGCAGAGGCTAAGAAGAAAAGGAAATAATGGGCGTTGGTGCAGATTTAATAATTAGAATTGCTACGGCAGGAACTAAACTTGCTCAAGCACAATTAAATGGTTTAGGCAAATCAAGTCAATTATTAGGTGGATCAGTAGCAAAATTAGCTAAAGTCGGTATTGCGGCTTTAGGTGTAGCCATGATAGGACTTGCAAAAGGCCTTTCTGCAAGTATCAAATCCTTCACAGACTTTGATGATAAGCTAACACAATCGTTAGCGATCATGAAAACAACAGAACTTCAAAATCAGCAAATGGCTCGAACTGCAAGAGAAGTTGCTACACAAACTGCAATTTCAGCAACTGATAGTGCAGAGGCTTATTTCTTTTTAGCCTCAGCAGGTTTAGACGCAGAACAATCTATTGCGGCTTTACCACAAGTTGCAAGATTTGCTCAAGCAGGTATGTTTGATATGGCTACTGCAACAGACTTAGCAACAGACGCTCAATCAGCGTTAGGTTTAACTGTAAAAGACGC